GTGAGGACCGTTGCCGGCTTCCACACCGTTTCGTCCATGCGCCTGATTTGCACCATGCGAGACTTCATGAGAGAGTCTAAGAGGGCGCGTTCGTTGGCGTCAAAGAAGTTTTCTTGGAGGGTGTATTGCTCCTTTCCTGTTTTGGCGAAGGTGTCGTATTGTGCTGCTGCCGCGTCAAACGAGAACGTGGCGTCGCCGTAGGTGCCAATGGTCTTGCGGAAGGTCTTGCCCTCGACGCTGATTTGCTTGGGTGCTCGTGTATCGAAGCGCAGGTATTCCCACCCGCCCTTCGTGTTGATCCATGCGACCTGCGTGGCCGTGTTGCGGCACCCTCTCGTGTCGTCAAAGACTACGCGGTAGGCGTTGCCGATTTGTGCTTGGTTTGGCGCGTCGCTTCGGTACAAATAGAAGTCGATGTAGTCGGTCTCTTCCAAGGTGAAAGGAACGGAGGCGTAATTGGCCACCAAATTCGGGCCGCCAATTGGGATTTGTAGGAGCATCTCGGTAACGTCCGTTCCGGTGTAGGCCGCCCCTACTGGCCCAGTGTAAGAAGAACCGGTATAAGGCACATAGGTTGCCCGCAAAATATATGTACCCGCTCTTGCCTCTCCGATGTCGTCGCCGTCGATGAAGCTCACCACCATCTCCTCGTCACGTCGGGCGCGGTGTGTGATCACGTTGTTCGCCACGGGGCGTTCAGTCAAGAACCCGACGTCGTTGCCCCATAGGTAGTCGTTGAAACTTGGGTGTAAGCCGTCGGCGATTTGTTGGGTTCCGTTGGTCACAATTACTTCTTCGGTGTCGTCCACGCTGCCTTCGGTGCCGGAGTTATATTCGGCCACCTGCACTTGGAACCTCTGCATGGTGAGGCCATCCATTGCATCGGCAACCACCGCCGTCTTGTGGACGACCGTGCTGCCCGCCTTCAAAGGAAACTCCAAGATACTCTCGGCAATGGGTGAGAGGTCAAAGAAGGCCACCCCATTCGTGTTGGGCGTGAGGTAGAATTTGGCCACCTGAACGGGCGTCCCAGCGGTGTAGACGCTTGAACGTTTCACGATGACCACGAACCGGTCGGGCGTCGTGCCCGTGTCGTCAATTGAGAAGATGAGCGGCTGCCCTGCGGGGCGGACGTCAAAACCGGGGTCGTCAAAGATTCTTGCGGCCATTTTATTTGAGTTTCACGGTGATGTTCCCCGTCTTGAAGGAGAGGGAGGAGAGGAGGTCTTTGACAAGGGCGTCGCCCATCTTGTCTGTGAATTGTGGCACGATGCTCTCAAGGGCCACGGAGTAGTATTTGAGGCCGTGGATGCCGTTGCGTTTGATGCTTCGCGCGATCATGAAGGCGGCGCTCTTTAGTCGGTCGCCGCCACGCGGTCCAATGCGTTTGACGAACTTGCCGTCTTTGTCTCTTGGTCTCAAGCGCTTCACCTTCATCCACTCCATGATGGGTTCGAGAGGCGGTTGCTTGCTGCCAAAAGAGAAGGGGGCGTTCCGGTTCCGTCTGGTTCCGTTGACGCCCCAATGGATGAAGGCGGCGTAGGGGAGTGGCGAACCAAACTCCACCTTGCCGTCTCCAATTTTGTATTCGAGCGACTTCTGCAAGGAGCGCGACGCGACACCATAGGACCGGTTCTTGCCAATCTTACGGGAGCCGAGGGTTCGCTTGGCTGCAAGGTTTACCTCTTCGGCAAAGTCCTTGAGTACCTTATCGAAGTCGTCCGTCTTCACTTCGCTTTGCCGAATACGATGGCGTTTACGATGCGGCGGAGGACGTCCACGATCTTGTCGTCTTCAGTCGATTCTGTGAGTCCGGTGATTGTGCCAGCGAGGGCGATAACGGCGAGGGCGATTTCTGCCCAGTGTTCTGTGAAAAATTCCATGTGTTATGGTGTTTTGATTTTGTCGTATGCCTTTTGGCAGTGGTCGGGGTCGATGTAGTCGAGCAGGTTGCGCAGCTTGTTACCCAGAGGGGAGAGCGTGCCACGTGCTGCATTGACGCCCAACACCGCCGAGATGGTTTGGTGTCCGAAGGGGTAGCCGTTGGCCTTGGTCAAAGAGAAATCCAAGAAGGAAGACGCCATGATAGAAGCCATCGCTGAGAGGTCACGGAAGATGTCGTAAATCCACGGCCACGGGCGAGGATCTGTACCTACCCGCAGGAAGAACCCAAAGAAAGGCCCAAGGATAAACAGGCAGAGGCCAGCGGCTACGAGAGGAAGGATGAGCAAGTACCTCATTCGGGCTCTTCTGGGAACCATCCGTTGGCGACCATATAGTCGTAGTCTCTGATGGTGGTGGTTGAGGGCACGATATTCCCGAATGGGAACTCTTGGTTGTTGAGCACGTAGGAGGCGAGGTTGAATCTCTCCTGCTCGCTAAGTTCCGGGAAGAGGGAGACGAGCTTCTCGATGGTGGCTTGTGGGCTTACCGGGATGATGTAGTCCGTATCGACTTGGAGCGCGTGCTGGATGCCGTCGGGGTGTGTGATGACTCCGAAGACGGTGGCGTCCTTTTGGTATTCCTCTTGAACGGCTACGGGGACGGTGATGTTGTAGAGCTCGCGGGTGATGCTCTTGGCTCTGACTTCACTTGTCAGGAAACCTTCGGGGAGGACGATGATGTACTGACTCATTAGTAGATGCTGTAGAAGTCGTTAATGTTGGTCTCAATGCCTGAGCGGTCTGCCGACTTGTCAGAAGGCCAAACCACAATTTCCTGGGCCTTGCCGTTGAAGTAGTCAGTGTTTCCTTTCTGACCTATGCGGACGCCTGTTGTGGTCTTACCCGTGGCGCTGCCAGTCTCCGCCGTGGCTCCATTATAGCCCAATTTGGGCGAGGTCGAGAACAAGGCAAACACAAGGTTTTGAGCTGCGGTGTATGTTGTGGTGCTGGTGAATCCGCCGTTATGGTTTACGCGCATATTGCCAGTGCTGTTGTATCGAAAGAACGAAGAACCCGTAGTACCGTCCCAGCACAAAAACGCATCGCCGCTGTTTGTTTGATCAGGCTTTGCGACATGAAAACTGGTAAGGGTTGTTTCCGACAAACCAGTGCTGTCAAGAAAGTCATTGCTTCCATCAAAATCTACAGCGGGCTTTCCGTTCTGAGTCACTACCCCCGTTACGCTGTCGTATATCTTGGGCTGGCTTCCCGTTGCCGTCTGAGTAGTATCGTGACTGCCTGTTTGTGAGTACCACGTTTTAACGAACCCATTTGTACCTGAGCAGAACGAAGCGAGGGCGGCGGTGTCAAGCTCGTTGTTATCAAACCCGATGTCCTGCTCTGCGTTGTCTGAGGCCCTACGGACGCGGATGGCTGAACCTGTATACGTCGAGTCAAGCAAGCGGAGCGAGTACGCCGCCGCTGCGCCGGGGTAGTCGTCAAGCAAACCGGAAAAACCTGAAGCGTCTTCCCACGTCATCACCAAAGAGGCCGGAGCCGTGCCGTTGGTTTGTCCTGCGATGATAGTGTCGTTAATGTAGGTGAGCGCGTCAGCGTAGCTCGTGTCGTCTGCAAACTCGTGAATGAGCGTCCACGTCCCGAAGGCGGCGGTACTTCCAAACTCGTTTTTGTAGTAGACCTTTCTCTTGATTGCGTTGCCCGAGCTTGGCGTGTCGCTCTGTTGGCTGAGGTAGACGCCCGTACCTGTCCAGCGTGCCGTGTCGATGCGCTCAATCGTCGCCGTCCCTGCGTCGAGGGTTGCGGCCATCGTCGAGGCGGTGTCGTCGAACCTGTTGAGGTAGAAGTTGAAGAGGGTAGGTGTAGCCACCCCGGAGGCGTTACCGAGCCACCCATACCCCTCGGGGATGTTAGGCACGTCGTTCGAGCGTCCCGATCCGTACACGATGCCGCTTCCTGAGGAGGCGTGGGATTTGACTACTACCCCGAGGTTCTGGATAAGGTTGGTTCCCGTGGGCTTGACGTTTGTATATCCGCCCGTCTCCCCGACGTAGATGACGTCGCCCGCTGTGAAGGCGGAGGTGTCGACGTTTTGAATCAACCCCACGACGATGGCTTCTCCTTCCTCTTCGTCTTCAAGCGTCTCGTTGAGTACGAGGGTGGCGGGCATAGCCGAGGGCGTGTCGGCTCGTGCCGCGATGACTTCCACCTGCTGACCCGAGCTTACGGGTGTGACAGCGTGGACGGGTGTGCCCTTGGCGAGCTGACCCCCCGAAACGTTTTTCGCTGTTACGAGGATTCGGGTGGCGTCGGCTACGGCTCCGCTGGTGGCGTTTGTAATCCTACCGAAAGAGTCCACGGTGATATTCGCTGCCGTATAGCTTCCTGCCGTCACCCCGCTCGTGTCCAAGCTAATGTCGGGCGTAGTGCCTCCTGTACTCGACAGGGGCGCAGTAGCCGTCACCGCACTCACCGCCCCACCAGCAAAGTCCAAAGTAATTGTCCCGTCTCCATCGTCGGTCAAAGAGCCGTTGGGAACGTTGATGGTAGCTACTGAGAGTACGTCGGGGCTTCCGTCAAGTTCTTTGACGCGGAGCAAGCCACGAGCCTTGAACGAGGGCGTATCGCTTCCCTCCGGTTCAACGCCTGTCAAGGGAGCGTTGCACGAGTCGTAGGTGTAAGGGACCGAGATAGCAATGTCCAAGAGGCATCCAGCAAGGGCGTTGCTCTGGGTCTCTTCAAGCGGCGTCACCGAGGCGTTGACGAGGTCATAATGAAACCCAAATTGGAAGATGTTTCCTCCGTTCTGGATGTCGGCCAAGATGTCCTCGGCCACCTGCTCGGCGTTGGAGATGTTCTCCTTTTGATATTCTACCTTATCCGCCTTCGAGGGAGGCAAGGACAAGATGTAGACTTCGAGGTTGTAGGTCTTGGCCTTGGGCGAGTTGTAGTCCCCACCCGTGTACACCAAGTGAAGGAGCGGGTACTGCTCGAACTTCTCCAGGTCGACGTCCGAGGGCGAGCCATACGAGAACGTCTTGATGAAGAAGTGGTCGTCGCAGAACTCCTGAAACTTGGAGACGATATTGTTGAATGTGATCATGCGATGCGGTTCTTGCTTGCTTGCTCTCTTTTGAAGTTCAAGTCCTTGAGGTAGGCGAGGTGGGTGAAGGCGTGGCCAACGGGTAGTTTCGTGACCGCATCCATTTTAAGAATGTCCTCGCCAGCCAAGGTGTAGAGGACGGGGTACCATCCCCACTTTGCAGCAAACTCGTCACCTCCTGAGTCTTCTGAATTAAAGAGGACTGCAAAGCGTTGAGTAGTTTCTTTTCGGTACTCCAAAAAAAAAGCAACGCACCGGCGACGAGAGGGGCGGGCATATCGAGGAACACGTCGGCGTCCTCTTTGGCCGTGTACGGTTTGATCGAGTAGCGATCCC